AAGCTAACTCGGTCTTGATTAATAGTTACATTGATGCTGGTTTCGCTATCGGCAAATTCTAGTTTTGTCATGGTTTTCCACCTTCTATTATTTGTATTGATTCATTTTCGTTGAAGAAATACCCGCATCCAGACATAAAAGCCTGAAACTCTTCCAGCAATTCGTCGCGTGTGTAGCAGTCTTCATATAAAACCATTTCAACCTTGGGGCTTGTGTAACCAGACTCGCCCAACAAGCCGTTACTTGTAAACACTAAATGCGGAATCATCATTTCACCTTATTGGCTTGCGCTTTACGGGCTTTGCGCTTTTTCCATTCAACAGTTTCTTGCTGCTTCTGCTTCACTACTGCATATAGCAGGCCAATTATCACGGCAGTTAATCCCGACATAATCAAATATTCCATTAGCATATCCCCTGTAGACAATCGTTATAGCTCATCGTTGAAGCTATCGCATAACATAGAAATAACCCTATCCCTGCCGCCATGAATTGACGGCTTTGCGCTCTGCGCTCTTTAGCCTTTTGGTCTCTTGCGTACTTATAGTCGAAGTTAATCATTGTCCTGCCTCATATCCAGCAAACGGTTCTGCTTCTGCGTGTTCTTCAAGGTAGTATTCCTCAACCCTATCTCGCAAGCATTGCTCCAGTGATAGATAGATGGCATCTTTAAGCATCAGGCTTGCTCTGTCATTGCCTTGAGCATATAGCGCATCTAGGTATTGAATCTGGTGAACTGTGCCAGTTATCGCAACAGGCAAGTAGTCATCTAGCCAGCTTTGGTGAACGCGCAACCACTCATAACAAAGAACATCTTTCTTGCCATCACAAAGGTCGATAACATCACCGCCCCATTTAGCGTCTGCGCGTACAAAATCATCAATTAACCATCTTATTTCTTGTTTCATGTGTAGCCCTTCTGTTTTTTTGAATATGTGCTTATTAAATACTATAGTTACGCAAATGTAAACTATTAATTAATGTATTTCTCCAATGCGCCATTCTTCTACTTTAATCTGTTCTTTAAGGTCGCGGGCAAAGGCAATAACTTCTTCTCTGTCGTACTTCTTAGCTGGTCGCCATGCCATCCTTTCCATCGCTTTCACGCGCCTTTCGCCGTAGGTGTCCACCATCCACTGTCGATAGCGCAAAACGTAGTGAGCCTGTTTCATGCCCCAGCAGTTGCAGTGGGGGCACTGTGGATTTATGTTGAATATTGCTAGTTTGAAGATGGTTCTGTGGCGGGGTATAAAGTGGCCGCCCTGAAGGTTCTTGTAGTGGTCTACCTTGTCGCAGGTAACGCACTGGGCGTAGCCATTGTCATCTGCTGCCTTTAACCTTACCAGCCGCTGCAAGAGCTTTGCTGCTTTCTCCATCTCCTGCGCGACTGTGGCTTTTTTTCTACCTTTCTTCGCCATATTCCAGCTCTAGTAATAGTTCGCAATAGTGAATAGCTTTGCGTATGTCCTCAGCTCCGTTCTTGCTGCCATGCCTTGTAATGTACTTAACCACGTTGCCCTCGCAGTAGTCCAAGCTGTTCTTGTAGATGTACTCGATAGGCTGGATGGCAAGCTGGTAATGGCTACCGCCCTGTTGTTTATCAAGTGCGCTCATTATTTTATATCCTGAAAGGTGATTGCTTGCCATATATGTTTGTAGCATCCTACAATTTCATCTCTTTCCTCCCAGCATATAAGCACTGGAATATAGATAGGTGAAATAACCAAAGTACCCAATCCTAAAAAAAACCGTTTAATTTTTTTACCTTTATCTTTATTCAATGTTCTACCTCCTCAGTAGATAAATCAATTTCATCAGGTATGTTAAGGTCGCAGCTAGGGCATAGACCATAAGCAGAATCATCAGTACCAAGCCAATAAGTAAGAGGGAGTTGACACTCCTCGCAATAGACTCTAGTGAGCTTAATGCTCCTTTTAGGTAAATCAATAACATTGCTCATCCTTCAACCTTAATTTTAACGCGGGAATCTTCACCGCTGTCTTTGTGGTAAACCACTGCCGTCATTGAACGCTCTGCGCCATAGCCTGAATCGCTATGCCATTGGTCGGTGGCCGTTAGGCTGCCCCAGTGTTCAAAGTGCATAGAGCCTACTTCTCTTGCTACATGGTGGTGAATATGCCCCAGATGGCAATAGCGGTTCTTTGACTCTGCCCATTCGTCGTCAAGGTTCTTAATCACTGTCTGTAGAATCTGCTCATGCTTTATGCGGTCGCCATGGTGGAACACGAAGAGATTATTGTGCCACTGGTAGGATATAAACTTGCTGTAGTTCTGGACAATCTCAACCCTCGGCTCTTTGCTGTAGAGTAGCTCCAAGCAGCTTGACAGGTGACAGGCCATATCATAATCATGGTTGCCTCTGACATTAACCACAACAACTTTCTCATGGGTCTGTAGCATCTTGTCTATCAGGATGTTAAATAGCCTGCCTGCCAGCTTAAAGGTCTTGCCAATGCGTGTGTCTACGTCTACTGGCGTTCCCTTGGTTGTAGTATTAAAACTACTATCAGCGTGAAAGAAATCACCCACGTTAAGCAATACGCCTGTTTTGGCGTTGCCAACTCGGTTAGCCAGTCGGTCGGTGGCATCAATAAGAATCTCAGTGGCAATCTTTATGTCCCAGTCGTCATCATCAACTTTAGATTCGCTGTCAGCCAGCATCCCAAAGTGGTGGTCGCCAATCATATACATAGCAAGGTAATCATCGGAGACTTCTACTGGTGCAGGCGCTGGGGCTTTAAACCCATCAAGGTCTTCTTTAACGCCCTCAATCATCAGGTCTAGGCGCTGCTTCATGCTTTGCTTTTGCGGCTCCTGAATCACCCACTGCAAGGCAACTGAGCCATCTTCTTTATATGCTGTGGATACTCGCTTGGCATCAAAGCCTTCTGCGGTCTGGTGTACTAAGCTGCGGTGTGGTGCGACTCCCTTGGCTGCGGCATATCCCTCAATGCGCTTCATAGTCTTATCAATACCGCGCCTGTTCATTCCCAGCGCATCGGCTGCTTTAGTGTTTGAGCCATGCTGGATAACGGCCTCTAAAACTCTGGTCTGTGATTCGCTTCTTGCAAACTCCAATAAACTGCGGGGGTCAATCCTGTCCATTATCTCACCTGTTGTTGTTTTAGTTTTCTATATTCGCTTTGCTGGTCAATAGGCAAGCTGAAGCCTAAATCAAAAGCCCACTCGTAAACCTGATTGAGAAAGTGGTGCATCTCGCCAGAGTCTAACTTACTGGTCTGCCTTAACTGGTCTTTAATGATTGTCTTTCCTACCTTGATTTCTTCAGTGCCAAGGAATAGCTGCTTCAGTAATAGCTTAACATTTTCTTCAGTGTAGGAGGCATCACGCTTGTTCACTGCTGCACTTAGGTATCTGCACCAAGCATGGAACATGGCGCTCTGCGACAATGTGCGGGGGTTGCTGTATGGCTTTAGGGTAATAGCGCAGGGCTTTTTGTAGTCCCATTCCTTTAATCGGTCAGCAATATACCTGAGCCGAACATCTATCTCCTCGGCTCGGTACACTTTTACACTGTCGGCATCGCTCAAACCAATGCCCTCGATAACCACTTCTGGCTGGTTATTGCTTCCTGCGATTCTAGGCGCGACTCAAAAGGCTTATCTGCATCGTTGTTGTAGGCTGCCTTAGCCACTCTCAAATCGTAGTCAGTAATGACCTTGCACTGTTTTGCCCTGAGTCTGCTGTGTAGCGTCTTGGCGTTAATGCCTGCGACCTCAGCCAGATGGGGTAATGTGTACTTTTCCCCAGATTTCAGCTTTGTATTCCTTCCAGCGTAGGAATATTTGATTGCAATCTTTCTTGAGTTTGGATGTCGAACCCTATCCATATTTCACCTCATTGCCGCCATCATAATAGAAGCCGCGCTTAGCGAGGTAATATTGTTTCTGTGCCTCTTTCTCGTGTGGCTCTACCCATGTAATGTCTGTCAGTGAACACTCTAAGGTTCTGCCCCTGATTGAATCGCCCACCTTAGCTTGTGAACTGCGCGTGTCTTGGTTGCCTGCTGCTTGCTGCTGGGGAACAAAGGGGGACACACCGCCAGTCTTCTTGGCTCTGGATAGCCAGCTATTAATAAACTTAGGCATCCCGACTTTTGTTTTACGTTTAAAGGGGTTAGTAAGTAGCCACATCTTCATGGCTGTTAGCTCATTGCGAACCATGTCTTCTCCGTAGGCATCAATCAAGTCTTGGTGCAGGTCATCAGAGATTAGGTATTCTTCGCCAGTTTTTAAGAGCATGGCAGACTCCAGCGGGCAATGGTGCATTCTTCTTCGAATCTGTTTTTGACGGTGACGTTTTCTTTTATCAGGTGGTGTCCATCACGCTTTAGGTTATACACTACAGCGGATATTCTGGTAATGCCTAGCTCATGGAAAGCGTCTAGGCTGGTTATTGTGTTAC